AAATCATTATTTCCAGAAGAAATGTTAGAAGCTAAAAGTAATAGTCTCACTCTAGAGACTATTGCTGGAAAGCTTTCTTATTTCCATGAAGAATTACATCTATTACATTTCCAAACTACATCATATGCTGAGCATCAAGCTCTAGGTATTATATATGATAGAGTGGCAGATTTACAAGATGAAATTATTGAGAAGATTATGGGCTATTCAGGTAGAAGAGTTAAAGCATATAGAATTGATGTTTTAAAAGACTATGCTCCAGGTATGTCTACGCAAGTAGTAAAAGAACTAGTGAGTTTTGCTAAGAATCTTGAAGAGTTTGGTGAAGCTAATAACATGCCAGACATTGAAAATGTTGCTCAATCCTTATCAGGAGAAGCAGCGCAAACTTTATATCGATTAACCTTGTCTTAAATGCAAGTAGAGAAGAGATTCTTTCCAAAAATAATGGCTGACAATGATGCAATATATTTCTCGCATCTAGAGGGCATTATAGATTCAGTTGATGAACTATCTAGTATGGAAGTTGTAAAACATCCTAAGCACTATTCATTCAGGATTGCACCTTCTCTTCCTATGTATACAAACATGTTAATAGAGGAACTATTTAAGTTCCACAACAGATTCCAGATCAAACTAGATATGAGTAAGAGCATTAAAACAAATGCAGTTATTTCTTTTGATATTGATTTGGGATGATTATATTTGTTCAAACTAAACCAAAAATAAAATGCAAATAGTAAAAGACGACGAGACAGGCGCTACAGTAGTTCCTGCATACGACCCAACAAAGAAATACACTTGGCATCAAGATGCTCAATTCATACTTTCAGGTAATGAATTTGGAATGTTATTAAACTCATTACGTGGAATTGTTTCTACGCCAGAGGCTAGAGTTATATTACGTGCTGCTGATGCTGCTGACGCTATTGAGAACATCATGGCTAGAGCTGTAGAATCAGGACTAGTTGTTGAATATCAAGAACAATAAATTAAACAAATAAAATGGCAACATCTAAAAAATCAGGAGGCAGTCTTACAGGACTAAAAGCTTCTAACAAACGTGTAGGACCTGTAGATCCTAAAGGTGCTTGGACAAAGGTTCAAGAGAAGACCTTGGCAGGAGCTAAAGGTAAAGCTACTTTGAAAAGAGATAAAGAACTTGGTGCTACCAAGATGGGTGCTAAGAAGAAGTAACATGATCTTTGAACCTGCTAACAGAATAGATGTATCTACACCTAAAGGTGATGGAATCATCTGGCTTGTTACAGAATATGGTCATGAGACAGACACTGTATACACCATTATAATTAACGCCACAGGGGAGCTCTGGCAATTCACTCATAAAGATATTACTGTCAAACCTAATATTACATTTAGGAGAAACAGTAACTAAACATTAAAGATATGGCTTGGAAAAATCATGATGATGCAACTATCATAGAAGATAAAAAACATGATTCTTTATCTGCTCAAGAAAAGATAAAGTATTATAAAATTTCTCAAGAAGAAGAAGTTGTAACATCTACCCCTAAACAAGAAGAAAATGGCGAAGGACAAGAATTGGATCCAGAAAGCAGTGAATCCTAAACATAAAGGATACTGCACTCCTATGACTAAAGCTACATGCACTCCTAAAAGAAAAGCATTAGCTAAGACATTTAAAGCTATGGGCAGGGCTCGTAAAGGTAAATAACATGGCAAAGATAACTCCAGTACCTAATGGTCATCTTATTAAGAAAGATAGTACATCATTAAAGAATGGTGGTAAAATAAGCTGCTGGAAAGGATATGTCAAGAAAGGCACTAAGAAAAAAGGTGGTAGAACAGTTAACAACTGCGTTAAAAAGTAATGGCAAAGAAAGTTAAAGTTACTGCTGGTGGTGAGAAACATGTTGTCTATAAGAAGACAAGTCCTACAGGAATTGGTAAAGGTAAAAAGGGTGATATAATTGTAAATCACCCCACTACAGATAAAGGTAAGTGGGACACTATAGATCTCACAAAAATGGGAGGATCTAAAACAGTTAAACAAGGCGTTGCTTCTGTAAAGAAGTGGCATAAAAATCATCCTGAATATGGCAAAAAGTCCAGCATGGCAAAGAAAAGAAGGTAAGAGTCCTTCTGGTGGCCTAAACGCAAAAGGACGTGCATCTTTAAAAGCTGCAGGTCACGATATTAAAGCTCCACAACCTGGTGGTGGTCCTCGCAAGAAGTCATTCTGTGCTAGGATGTCAGGTATGAAAAAGAAACTAACGTCTGCAAAAACTGCAAACGATCCTAATTCACGTATAAATAAATCCCTTAGAAAATGGAAATGCTAAAACGCAAAGATGGTTCTACATCACGCAGAGGATTGTGGGACAACATTCGTGCTAACAAAGGTTCAGGTAAGAAACCTACAGCTGCTATGTTAAAACAAGAAAAGAAAATTAAAGCTAAAAAAGCTGAAGATGGAACAAATGTAGCAAAGTCTGATACTTCACGCTATAACAAAAAAACAGATACACAAGAGATTAACAAACCTCTTGCTGATGTTACAGTTAGACCATCATTTGGACAAAATTTTAAAAGTAACATGAGAAATTTCATGACTACTGATTCTACTGACTTTCCAAAAGAAAGAGCTAAGATTAAATCTACTTCCAATGATACTAGGAAGTTTGGTGACAATGCTCAAGCAAAATCTAATCTTCAACAAAGAAAACAGTTTAGTACAGCTGCTAGAGTTCTATCAGCACCTGTTGCAGCTGCAACCTCTGCACTTGGCGCTGGTGTAGACGCAGTTAGAAATGCTGCTGCAAAAAGAAAAGAAATTAAAGCAATGTCTGACAAAATGAAAATGGGTGGTTCTTTAAAACCTGTTGACAAAGCTAAAAAACCTGGTTTAGCAAAGCTTCCTACAGCTGTAAGAAACAAAATGGGTTTCCAAAAAAATGGTGGTAAAATGTCTAAAAAGAAATAATATGAAAAAGATGATGAAGAAAGCAGAATATGGTGCTGTTATGAAAGATCCTAAAAAACCTATGTCTAAAAAACCAATGGCTCCTACTCCTAAGAAGAAGACTTATCCTATTCTTTCTGATGATGGAGAAAACTATAATGGACCTAAAGCTGGACCTCGTGAGAAAACTCCTGGTGGTGGTTTTTCTAGAAATGGTAGCATGATGAAGAAAGCTAAAGATGGTAGTTCTTTAGGAATGAAGTCTGTTAAAGCAGGTTATGATGATAATGCAGGTGTTACAAGAGCTGATTTTGTTTCAATTGGTAAAGGTGAAGCTAAGAATGGTACTAAAATGAAAATGGGTGGTGCTATGGCTAAACAAGCTGCTGTTGCTATTGCTATGAAGAAAGCTGGTAAAACACCTAAAAAGAAAATGCAATATGGTGGTGAAGCTGCATCTATGGCACCTATGAAAAAAGGTGGTATGATGAAAAAGGCAATGATGGGTTCATCAATGATGGCAGATCCTATGATGAAGAAAGGTGGTATGATGAAAAAATGTAAATATGGCTGTAAATAATATGAAAAAGAAAGCTCAATCAGGTGCAGCTGTTTCTAACAAGTTCACCATCACTGCAAAAAAAGCTCCAGATACAATAGGTAAAAAACCTTCTAAGGTTGATACTACAAAATCATTTGAGAGCAATAAGTTCACTATACCTAAGAAGACTATGAAGTCTGGTGGTAAAATGAAAAAGAAATAATGATTAAGAAAAAAACAAAGCCTGTGCTTAAAATGCACAAGCCTGCAAAGGCTCCTAAGGTGGCAAACCCTAAACCAGTTGATGCTAACTATATGAAGGAAGCTGATATGCCATCACGTCTTAAAAGTAAGATGTGGCCTTTGAAACAAAAGAGACTCTCTAAATAGATTTTTGTTCGTTTCGATTAAATTTGTGATTTTGGGTTAAGTAAAAAAGGAGACCATTGGCCTCCTTTTTCTTTTTAAAATAAATCAATATACTTATCATGGTTTCCCCAATAAGGATTGGTTTGTCTTAGATCTGTACTAGAATATATACTATAGTGAGATGTAAAGTGATGCCCATGATTAATGTGAATAGAAGGATTTTTACATTCCCATTTACTTCTAATGATATTACCTACCTGAGGTTCAATTAGTCCTGAATTATTTACTAATGCATTACCTAGAATAGATTCACAGTGAGCTATAGCCTCATCAAATCTCATTGTCATTTGATGAAAGGGCTCATGTTTAGTTGGCACTGATTGAAATCCATCTTTACATATACCCATATAGTTCATGTTGGTGATGACCTCTCCTTCTTTTACATCAGGATAATCAAAGTAACCTTCTGGATACAATACATCATGTTCTAGGAATGACACATATTTATAATCAGTTATATCTCTAGCTACATACAACAATTGCATAACTTGCAATAACTGATTTAAATGAGAGTATGTACGTGTCCAAGCAATATATTCAGGAAAAGGATTTTCTGGTTCATTTCTCCACATACATGTAAGAATGTCAGCTTTTCCTTCAGCTGCTTTTTCTATACTCTTTAATGATGCAATTATAGCCTTGTTAATTTTCTGATTAACATTATTGGAATAGAATACACCAAGTCTATCATTGTTAGTAGGAGGATAGACAAGTAGTCCACCCTCCTCCACTGTTACAGTTTCTGTATCAAATGTTACAACTAAACTTTTTCTATTTCCTGGTGAAGTATCCCCAATAATATCATTGTTCGCCATAAGAATTAATCTATCGCCTTTGACTTTAGATTTAACTTTATGTAAGCAATCTACACCACCATACGTTGCAGCAAGTATATTCATTACCAAACTAGGATTATATCAAATGGTGTAATTAATAACTTATTCTCCTCACCAATAGGAATTACTGGGGCTTTACCTAATGCTCCTGGATCAACTAAGATCTTATCACCTATGTTAATGCTAGTAACAAGATCACCTACAGCATACACTGTAAGCTTATTAAGCTTTTGCATCATCTCTCTTTCAAGAGCTTCTTTTGTGTTCTCATCCACAATAAGTTTACCTTCATCTTTCTTAGGAAGGTCTAAAAGGATTCTATTTCCTAGTAATTTTTTAAAATCTGCCATTATGCTTCAATGTTTGTTAGTTTTTTAAATCTTACAATATCATCACCCTTCAAGTGGATATCTGATTGGAAGATATCACGCTTACGTTGTACACCTATCACCTTATTAGTTTTAGGATTAAGTGTAGGAACCTCTTCAACACGCTCATGAATGTCATCTAGTAGAATAACTAGCTCATCATCAAATGCAATGCTGCGAATTACTTTGTTTACATTGAAAGAGTCTGTAAACTCTTTGTCACCCTCTTTACGAGTGTAGAAAAATTGGTTTGTCATTGGTTTATTTTGTTTAAAATTGCAATACGTCTTCTATTAACTTCCTCAAATCTGTACATATCATTCTCTACAGATTCATGTTCTGGTAAAGTTAATAAAATAATATTAGATTTATCATATTGTAGTTCAGGATATTTACTCTTAGGAAGTATGTGATGAAAGAATGTTGATAATGCTTCACTTCCTAGATAATCTCCACTCACTTCTGAATAATGTTTGCGTTCTTTCCAGATTTCTAAGAACAAGTTTCTCATTGTTTCTATCTTAGTCTTCTGCACAAACATGTCACGCTTAGCTGTTATCAGCCCACCTCGTTTAGGAGTTATGGGTTTACGCTTGATGTGACTTAAACATAAACCTTTACTCCATATAGGTTTTTCACAACTTTCTACACTACACGTCTTCACGATCCATCTCTCTTTGAATGTACCAGATAGCTTTCTTGAGGTCTTGTTTCCTATTACCTTTCTTATCAGCTCTAAAGATATACTTGATAGCATTACCTAAAGAGAATCCCAAGTCATAGTTCTCAATAATATCTATAACTTCCATACCACCACTACCTTGGTAATGATCAGGATGATTAACCATTTCTCTTTGTTGTAT